AGGAAGATCACGTCTGGATTCGTTTCATCGGCCTCGATGGAGCCTTTGAAATCCACTGCTATGACACCTCTGGCATCACTATCAAGCACAATACTTGCGAAGAGGGCTGTATTGTTGATAATCATGATTCTGTCTTTGGTCCTGTTGATGATGAACCAAGTGCCCTGCACTTTCTTGTTTTTCAGGTTGAGGGCAAGTCCTTCGTAACCGTCCTCTCCGACTTCGCCAGAGCTGATCATTGAAACGGCATCCTCACCAAAGGCAAGTGCAAGTATATCCTCGAATATCGAGGGCACGCGGAAGCTGAGATCTATGCTGCCCGGCTCTGAGTCCGTGATCCAGGCACCAGCAAGACCGAAGATGTTGTACTCTTCGACTTCGGCCTCTCCTTGCTCGAAGTTCAGGGTGTCGACCTTGCAAGGCACGTCGAGTTCGGGAGTGGCTGCAAAAATCTTTGGACCGTTCATACCTTGGCTGATGACTAAGGCTTCACTCTGGTATAACAGGGTGCTGGGTCCAGAGAACTTATCCGATAATTGCGATTTTTCTTTCATATATTTCAAGTTTTATTGTCTCTCTATCAAGTTCTTACCATCCTGAACTACTTGCTTGGCATTGCCTACGCCTGTGAGGACTCCGTTTCTGTAGACATAGCTGTCATAGCCGATGACCGTTGCGTACTGGCCCTTGAGGTAGGTGTCGGCCTTTACCAATGTAGAGGTCTTGTTTTCGTTGCGCATTTCGCCGGGTGCAAGGGTGATCTCAGGCCCTGTGCCTATGTCTGAGTAGCCTCCTTCGGAGTTGCGCTTCGCCCACTGCACAGACAGATATTTGTTGACGATGTTCTCAGGGATAACGCCCTTGCTCGTGACGTGTCTCACCTTGAAGGTCTTGTTAACTGATGTGCCTTGGTTTACGGTGTCACCCTGCTCTGAATAGACATCACTACGCATCTTCGGAATGAGCCATGACATTGTTATTGAGTCACGGCACGGCTGTAAATCGGAATCGCTCTGATTCACCTTCATTCTGAGGATGATCGTTATCTGCTCGGCATAGTCGGCATCTATCGTAAGCATGGCCGTGTTTTGGCCGCTCTTATAGCAGATCATTGTCTCAATGGGCACCTCGACTTTGCTGTCATCGTAGGCAAACCACTTGAACTGATATATCGTGTTGGTGATGTCCTGATCTCCGAGATAGGCCTTTGCAAGGAATCTCTTTGTGGGACTGTCACCGTTCAATGGACTGAAACGATCTCCGTCACGGGCCAGTATGCGCAAGTTGAATACTTCCGATGCGTCTTGGTTGGTCGTAAGAGTGAGTGATTTCTCAGTGACGATGTTCTCGCTCGTTCTCGGATCTGAATAGGTGATCCTGCACCGCAACAGAAGAGGATTCTGAGGATCCACATTCTTGCTCACTTCGAGGTCGCCATTTTCGTAGATGGTGAAATAGTCTGCCGTGTTAGTCGTAATCACAGCTTCCGATCTGCTGCCGAAAGCGTAATACCAAAGCACAGAGATAATATTTGCATTGTATTTCGTCGAAGTGTCGGGATCAGTCAACTGCACAGAAGGGCGCAACAGCAAGGCATTCGTCTCGCGGTCAGGGTAGTAAAGGTTGGAGTTCACATAGTACCATTGCTGCAGCAGACGGCCACCTATGCTTTCTATCTGCACAAGCTCGTCGAGTGGTGCATAGCCCTGTGAACTGACGTTCATCTGTGTAGAGTTGATCCTTTTCATATTATGCAAATCCTACTTTTCTTGCTATTTCTATTTCTACGTCCTCGAACGTGGCCACACATTCGAAGATGACGGGATTCAGACGGCCCCATGCCGTAGGCATGTCCTCGTCTGTCAGCATGATCTCACGTTCTGTATGTTCCATGCCCCAGCCAATATCCTCTACCATGCCGCTTGAGTTCATTTCCGATGGATCGGCATCTTCATCGACATAGTACTTATGCCACTGCCAGGAATCGGCCATTTCCGTTATGTCTTCATTGCCCCAAAGCACGATGGGACTGATGAAGAGGTTGACATATCCGGGCTTGGTCTGGATAATGTCGGAGTAGGGAACTTCGTTTGCGTCGAGGAACCGCATTTCGTATTCGTCGATTCCACCGACCATCATACATTTCCAGTCGTGACAGCCAAACTTCGGCTCTTCCGTTGTCAGCGTCCTCAGACACATCCATAGCTTGCCGTTATGCCAGACATAGCTCGTTTCGATATAGACTATGCCAGTCACGGGGTCAGGCTCAGGATTCAGTGTCTGATAATAGTAGAGTCCGTTCGGGTCCCATTCCTCGTAAGTCCTGTCACGGGTGGGATGCTTCTGTCGCTCCATCATCGACTCAGTATCTTTTTTCAGGTCTTCGATGGACTCTGCAAGTTTCTCCAAGGCACCTTTCTCTTTCTCGTCTCTGAGTACGACATCATAAGTCGGGATTCCGTTGTTGCCGTTCTCCTTGATCGTGAGAATGTCTATGAAGGGAGCGGTGTTGCCGTTGCCGTTATAGCGTTCTATACCGAGATCGGTGTCTTCTATCTGGAGGCGCATGCCCGCTCTCAGAATGTCATGATACGACTTACCTTCCTCTGCTTGGTCATGCTGACGTGCCATGTAGATCTCGTCAATCTTCGGCAGATAGGTATAGCGCATGTGGTCGCGTCTGTCGAGCCAGCCACAGGCGGCAATGAGCATCTTACGAGCTGCTGCCTCGATATACTCAGCAGGCATCTGAATGCCTGAAACGACGTATTTGTCGCCTGTCTGTATCTGGCACTGGTTATGTGGGAGCCAGCGGCCTTCCTCGTCTTCCACACGCTGCAGCGTCAACTCGTAGGCGAGATAGGTATTACCGTTCAGGATATAGGTAGCATTCTCTTCAACTTTGGTCACTTCAAAGTCACGGCCAACACACCATCCCGTATTCATGGAGATAACCATTGTGTCACCGCTGAGTCTTTCGTCGAAAGCCTTCTTCCAGTTCATGCCTGCGTTCTGATAAACGCCAAGCTTTATCGTGAATGTGCCACCGTCGTTGACATAGCCGTTATCCTCTACGTGGGAACCTTCTGCAACGAAATTGAAATTGGTGTTCTCGATGCTGGGGTAGATCTCTTTCTGCTTCTGTCCGTCATAGACAACGGTACCTTCCATCACGCCAGCCTCTAAGTAGTTCCTCGACATGATCCAAGGATCTTGTGGATCCTTTGAGAAGACATACTTCGACAATAAGACACTGAGATCTTCATTCCCTGCCACATAGTCATGCAGTGACGTATATGGGAATCCTGGCAGCATCAGTCTGTTGATGGCCAAGAGGGCAGGGTAGTTGTTATTCTGAGGCAGCTCTATGAACGTGTCTGGAATCTTATTGATGTTGACACCTGTGACATATACACTGCTTCCGGCCTGAACACTGTCGTAGAAGGCCCTTGCACCAACATCATTTGACTGTAGCCAGAAAAACATGTACTTCGTATCGTGGTCGAAGGTCGGATCTTCTTTCTCGTCTGCATAGGTGAAGGTGTCACCGCTGACATGGGCTGTGATTGACGTACCGCCACAAGTGATAGTACATGAGAATGTAGGACTGAATGCCCTGTAGAGTTGGCTTGCCGGAATGAATGGAGTACGAACCCACATCAGGAGCATCGGATTGTTCATGATGATCTCACGCTCTGTCTTGTGCGCAATGGTGAACTTGATCCTCTTGCCGATATTGGCGTAGTAGTTCGGCGGCATGTTCGTGTCAGAGCCGTAGGCATAAACTTTGGTGACAAGCTCCTGTGCTTCGTCGCATGAACGCTCTATCTCGTACAGACCATTATTCTTGCCGTAGCGGAAGATATGGCTGACGCTTATATCCATGCCACCGATGATAATATTCTTGCCTTTGATGTAGTAGGAGAGGCCGAACTTCTCATAGGAGTATTTCAGAATGTCACGGCAGGACTGCTTGTCAACGTCGATGTTGATGTCATTCTCTCCGTATGATTCATAGCCATTGTAATAGCTGTAGAAATCAGACATATCGGAGATACGCTGATTCGTTCTGATATAGTCGGGAGTGAACACCTTCCATTGCCCGTTGTCAACACGGTCAAGGTTGGCCTGCAGTCTGTCTGCAAGGTCATCGATGGATCCGGCAAAGAACGAGAACGTACCCAATGACGAATACACATTCTGATTCGATGCGCTGTTCCAGTTCAGGACGTAATCTTTGAAACCGATGGCGGCAAGTCTTGAACCCTCTGAATAGAGCTTGATGTTCTCATACACGAAGCCCTCACCGTACTTGCCTTTCCTCTCACCGTTCTCAATCGAGGTCTTTGCTTTCTTTACGACATTGGGATCATTGCCGATGAAGAAAAACTCACCTCTGTAGTAGATGTAATCACTGAGTTGAAAGTCAATGGCATGATCGCTTTTGACGGTTACAGAAACGTAACAGTCGCCCATCCACTCGTCGTGGTATTCAAGGCTGTCACAAACGGCTACCATCGTAGGTGCGCCGCCAGCGTTTCTGTATATGGACCATCTGCTCATGCCTGTACTGTCAGATTAGAATTGTCGTATGTTATATCCGTCACAGGATCATTCACCTTGAGAGTAACCTCGAATATCAGGTACTCGCCCGATTCGTCGGACTTCCATTTCGCACTGTCAGAGATAGATTCAAGCCTGACGTATTGACGGCCTATCTTCGTATGAGAGGAATACATCTTCAAATGGCCAGATGTACGGAGATATTTCAGGAAATCGCCTACTTTGACACGAACGTCTGTAACGCTCGTTGGGTTATCCATCTTCTTGCAGCCAAATTCTACACGCATGGTATAGGCCTCTAAGTAAAGACCGTCAGAAGAAATGTACTCGTCATCCCCGTGTTCGTCATTCCATGTGCGTTTGGCAGGAGCCTTTACTTTATCGAAAAGCTTGAAGGGAATATCCTTACAGTATATGCCCCATGCAGCGACAGACTCTTTGACGGGATTGTTCGATCCCTCCATTTTCTGTAGATAGAAGTTGCGCCACTTATCCATAGAGCAATGCTATATTTTTGTTATCCTGAATAGTTGATCAATGTAATGCTCGTTCCCGACGAAGGCCATTTTCACCGCAAAGATACGAATAAATTTCGTATAAAAATACAATTACTATGAATATTTATGCAATTTAACAATAAATATTGCATAAATGTTGCATCAAAAGGCGAAAATCCGTAACTTTGGATTCAAATTTAACTCAGAAATGACAGACCTTGCAAAGTGGGTATGGATCATTATCATCGTGATCTTTTTCGTCGGCACCGATATATTTTGGATCATTGGTGCTTCGGCTTTGGCCGTGCTTTTGATATGGTGGCTTAAGCCAGAATGGTTAAACAAAAAGTAGCGGCTATTTCACCGCTACTCTCTCTTTTACAACAACATTCCCTTCATAGTCAACACTGCCACCATGCCTATACACGAAAATCTTGGAATATTCATCTGCATTGGCTGATATATGGCAATTATTATATGTCTCTACGAAGATCTTTGCACCTTCTGTTGCAACTATTCTGACATCAGAGCTATGACGAACATATACATCACATGATCTTGTTCCGTAGTAGCGAAGCTCGCCTTTGCTCTTACCAAGAAGAACTACTTTCACCACATTCGATGCGTCAACATTTTCATCAAGAAAAATACCGTTTGAAATAAGAAATTCCTTATCGAAATTTTCTCTAATGAAATTAAGTTTTGGGTAGTCATGCCTGATGCAGAAATCTATACCTCGAAAGTATTTCTCAGCAAGTTTCTTTTTAGATTCAAAACTACTCCAATCATTGTACCATTCATCACAGAGGCCAAGTTTTCTTGCCTCTTCTCTTAATGTCTTGTTTAATGCTAAGTTGTTCATTATCAACATCTTACGTTTAATTTCACACCGTCTGGAGTTAGTCTGTGTAGAATGTCGTAGATCATTTCTGCGGCTTCTGCATTACGATTTGTATTTTCTACTACCATCTTGAGTTGATCAAGTTGTGCCTTTGCTATTAGTGGCATTTCAGACTGGTTCTGTATCTGAAAAAGAATTTGTGTCAGAACAATGCGGTTTGCGCTTACATCGGCACGTATAGTGTTGATATAAGAAGCAAGCAAATCTGCCGTTTGCTCTGTCACACCCTTGATGCTACTGCTTGCGGAAGAGACAGAATCCGTATCTTTCAAGTCGCCGCCGCCATTACGCTTCACTACTTCATTAAGACCTTCCATGAAGTCATTCGTCATCTGTTCAAGTCTGTCGCTCTGCTCATACATCTTACTTAAGATGGCTATACCTCTCTCTGTGAGAACACCATCATCAGCCTCATACTGTTTCAAAAACTCATCCATTATAGGCTCAAGTGCATTGGTAACGATTCTCTCAGTAATCATCTTTACACCGAGGTTACGAAGAATCTCACTCACTTTCTGTCTATAAGCTTCTGCACCACTCTCTCCTGCAGCCCATGCACTGACAAGTGCTTCACTTAAGTCTTTGGCCCACGATTTGAAATCTATATCGTATAAGGCCTTAGCCATGTCTTCTGCGAAGTGTGTAATCGAATCCTGTAATTCTTCAATCTCAGATTTATAATCTGCAAGTTTCTCTGAATCAGAATCCTTTTTATCGGCTTCGGCATTGTACTGAGCCTGTAATTCGTCTCTTTGTTTCAACAGAAGGGCATAATTCTGGTCATAATATGTACGCGATTTCTGAGCGGCTTCCATAGCCTTTACAGTTTCTTCCGAAAGATCAGATTTTACAGAAAGCCAAGGAATTAATTTCCGCATCATCTTAATCCTTCTG